CGGTGCATCATGTTGCACCGGTTTGCATCACCCGTTAATCAAGACCTCCAGCGCCTTCCTGTAGGATGCCGGAAAGTGACTTTCCCAGAACCGTGGCAGGCAGTCGTTCAGCTTGCCGATTTTATGCCGCTTTCCAATAGCTCCCAGAAAAACAAGGTGCGGCAGGATTGATACAGGATCACCCCTGTGCTCAAATCTCTGAATATGGTAGTGGGCAAGTCCTGCCGCCCGCATCGTGCACCGCCGAAACCACCATACCGGAGGTCCGCCGAAGGCGTAACAAACAGGGCCGCCGCATCCAAGTTGATTGCCGTACTTGTAGGCAGCAATTACCGCCGTAACCTCGGCATAGGCTGCGCCCTGGGAGTATCCAGAAAATATCACTGCTGCCGGGTAGTGTTTCTTGATAACACTTGCCGTCCATCCCCATGCCCGCCGCATGGATAACACAAATCCTCTATGCCCCCATACCCGCTTTCCGGCAATTCGGAACGAAGGAGAGGGCGGGAAAAAGCTGAAGTTTATTTTCCAGTCGTTTTTGGAAACAGAGCCCTGAAAAAATATGTAGAGCGTATTGCTTCGCATATCGAATCTGTACTTGGCTTGAATGTCCCGCTCTTTATCGATGGTCTCCCATGGGCCCGAGCATGTTTCAATGTAAAAATCCAGTAAACCGTTCACTTTGTTTCCCTCCTCTTCTTCAAATGTTCCTCAAACATGGCCGTAAGGCTCAGCTGAGCCGGGCCTTCTGCATTCCTGTATTCTTCAAAGCGGCCTTCAAACTCGCCGAAGGTGCAGCAGGGATTATGAGACTGAAAGGCGTGCCAGGCTTTCAAAACAAGCTCGCCGCCGTGTTCCTTGGCCATGCGTACCGCAACTTCCTGCTCGTCCGCTTCCAGGCTCCAGTCAAAGGGAGCCTGCAGGCGCCGGAAATACTCTTCCTTCTTCACGAGTTTCCCCGGTAATGGATAATCGACCGGATATGGCTGATCGAGTATCCGTACTTCACCGACAGATCCCGGTACCGGGCTCCTTTTTCGTACTCTGCCCGGATGGCCCGGTGCCGCTCGTCGGTCACCACGCTCTTGGGTATGTAAAGCGCCGACCCGGCAAAGACCTCCGCCACTTTCATGGCGGCATCTTCGCCGATAAGCTTTTTTAATAACTCGTAAGAATCGTTTTTACTCTCCATCAAACATCCTTGAATAACCATTGTTGCCGCTCCTCGGTGAGGATGCACAGGGCTTCGGCCAAGTCATCCTCAATTTTCCTGATCAGGTTCCCCTGGCTCTTTACCCGCAGGAGAAGAACGGCGGTGTCCCGGCGCATAAGCGCGCAGGCTTCGGCTGCTTCACCCAGCCGGTCCGGCTCAAACAGACTCATCTGCGCCGCCCGCGGGGGGGGGTGTCAGCCTTGCGCCGTTTCATGATTCAGCCTCCCGCCGGTTGCCGGGTCATAGCCTGCGGCAATCATCATTTTTTCCAGGGCAAGAATTACCTTGCGCCCCAGGGCGGCGTTCATGAACCGGGGATGATCCACATGGGTAATCCGGCGCATAAAGGCCCGCAGGGCCGCTTCGTCGGGGTTGCGGGCGCAGGTCACCTCTATCTTGGCCCGCTGATCCTTTGTGCAGCCCCAGTCTTCCGTCCACCGGGGGCGGCTGGTGGTCTTGCCTTCTTTCTTCCAGCTCTGAAAACCTAAGCCTGCAAAGCTTTCCATAATAGCCTGGAACTGGTCTTCGTATTCCAGATCCTTGGCGCTGTCGATGCCCGCCGCTCCGGAGAGAAGAGCGCGGTAATTCTCGTCGCTAAGGCCCGTCTTAGTCTTGGCAACGTGAATCAGGGCCATCTTGCTTTTCTTGTTGGTGATCATGGCACGTTGTGTCCTTGGCACCTTTCCCCTCCCGTTTTTTTGTTTTACCTTACCCGGCGTCGTTTCCGAACCCGGCAAGCTCTTCTTTTTTGGCAAACCTAGGCCGCATGGCAAGCAGGGTCACGTCGTAAACCTCCGGCAGATCATAGATCACCATCTTCACCTCTTCAGCGAGGTCGAAGGGATCGGTATCCCTGCCTTCGTCCCGGATTTCCACCCGAAGCATTACGTCAATCTTCATGCCTGCGCTCCTTCTGGTACGGATCATCGTGATCCATCATTCCAAGCAGGTAAGGGCCAAAGGCGAGGATCGAGAACAACAGCATCACACATCCCATAACCAGATATCCCAGAATACTCACTTCGGCCCTCCTCCCAATTACTGGCTGCTCATCAGGCCCGGGGCGCCACCGCCCGGACGACGACCGGCCGCTTTCACGGCCCGCCGTTTCGCATTGCACGGCAAACAATCAGGCTATCTGCTCTTTGAGCAGCTCCTTATTTACCTCCTCCCGGTTGGCCTCGCAGAAGAAGCCGTCCTTAACCTTTCGGACAGCGTCCACCTGGGCAAGCTGTTCATCTTCCAGGGTAGCCATGGCCTCTTTGTCCGGCTCTTCCTTGATCCGGATAAACTGGACCATGTTCAACTTTTTCAAGAGTTCCAGGGTGGTCTTTCGTACACTGATGGATGTGCTCTTGCGGTAGCCGAAGATGCCGAAGGTAAGTTCTACGGTCTTCTTGTCCTTAAAAAGATCCTCCCGGTTGTACTCGGCATACGCTCCCAGCAGGGCCGAAAGATCGGTAATCCGCTTGCGGGTCGGTTCGCCTTTCTTGGCCGCGTCTCCCTTGATCTCGCTGATCAGCTTGTGGGCCTCCGAGTCGATGGCTTCGATTTCCCGCTCCAGAAGTCCGATTTCCTTCAATACCAGGTTCGCGTCCTCCAGATTGTTGATCTTTGCTACCTTTGGTTTTAATCGCGCCATGTCAATCCTCCTTGCGCTTTTGGTTTGCTTATTTCGATGTCCGGCAATTGAAACGCTTCGCGCGCCAAAGCCGGTATAGCTCGTTGCGGAAATTCCCTATTGTAACGCCGGGAAAAACGATGATATTCCTTCCGGAGCATAGCCATCGTCACGGGCTCCTGTGGTGTTCTGGTCACAAGCACCTCCGTACATCTACCTGGCGGGCCAGAGCGCGGCCCTTGAGCCACAACCCCAGCCTTATCAGGGTCAGCGACCCTGTCCGTTCTCCCAAGTCTTTCAGGGCTATGGCCCTGCGGTACATCCATCCTGTCATCTGTCTGCCTCCTTTAGCGCATCAGAAGTTCACCGGCTGTGGATACCACATCCACGTCCGGGTTTTCCAGCCGGTTTATACCCATAATCTGGTGTACCCGGCCCATGAGTTTTACCAACGTCCGCACAGAGCCGCCCGCCATGGCGGTAAAGGCGTTCACCGCCTCCTTGTCCAGGTTCTTCCAGACTCCGGAGAGGATCTTCACCGCGTCGGCCTTGTTCATGCGGCCAACTTTCAGAAGTACACCCACCCGGCTGGCCAGCTGTTCATGGTCGTTGCTCAGGTTCCGCAACTTGTATTCCAAACGGGGAAGCCCTGCCAGCACCACGCCGGTCTTGGCTTTGTCGTTGATGATCCGGCGCACCAGTTCCAGAGATGAATCGGAAAGGTAGTCGGCCTCGTCGATTATCAGCACCGCATCCCGCTCGCGCAGGGTATCGATGATTCTGCCGATAACCACGGTCATACCGCCCTTGGGGTCTACACCGACGGCGCGGGCAATCTCGACAACCAGCACATTCTTGGTAAAGCTGGGGTCAACTTCCACCAGAAAGGCGCTATGGCTTTCGACCTCGTAGCGGCGCAGGGCGGTGGTCTTGCCGGTTCCCGCGTCGCCCACGATAACGGCGATGTCCGCATCGTCCTGGGCAATGGATACGGCTCTTCTTACCTGATCCAGAACGGTTGTTTCGGCGGTGGGAATCTCCACCTTTTCCAGCCTGCGGGCTTCCCGCTTAAGCCATGCCTCGATCTTCTCTTCCAGAGTCCGCACATTGCCGTTGTAACTGCGGCTTTTGTAGGCGGATATTACTCCGGAGGAATATCCCAGGGCCTGGGCTGCCTTACTCTGACTGATCTTTTTCCCCTCATCGGGGGTGCCGACCAGTTCAAAGAACCGGGTGTACAGCTCTTCGTTGTATCCGGTGTCCTCTCTTTTGCTCATACTCGCTCCTTGTATGTTTGCTTATTCATATCCACCCCAACGGAGTGGAAAAAAACCTTAATCATCGGTATCGAAAATCCCTTTCAGCTTACGCTTCTGCGGCTTTTGGCTGGGCAGTTCAAGGATGAGGCCCGCCCGCTGGGGTTTGCCGTTATCGTCCGGCATAAGCGGACCACCGTTTACTACCTGCATAATCTGCTCTTCCGGATATTCGGGAGTCCTGTTCTCCTGGGCCTCTTCGGCAAGCAGCTGCGCCGGGCTCTTTACCTTGCCCTTAAGAAGAGAGTCTTTGGCTTTGCCGTATTCCTTGATCTGCTCCCTGTGAGCCTTTTCAATCTTCCGCCGTTTTCTGACGTTCTCTTCCGCCACACCGGTGTCTTTCAGGACGTTGTTGTTGGCGTAATACAGGAATGTGCGCTCGGGCAGTTTCCAGATACTCACGGTTCCCACGTCGTCCAGGCTTCGGCGAACTTCCACCTCCTGCCCGATGTGTTCCAGCATTTCCTGTGTGTAGTAGTCGATACCGTCTATCACCACGCCTGAACGGGAAACGGTTCTGGGTTCCCGGCGGGTCATGATGTACAAGCGGAAGGTTTCGCTCATCACCCGGCGCTCAAAGAGGTTTTCTTCAAAGACCTGGAGCGGGGTTTTCCCGTCCATGCCGTCGCCGGAATGCTGCCACTGGGTGTTGAACCACTTCACGAACTTACCGAACTCTTCCCGCAGCTCTTCCAGTGTCAGCTTTACTTCTTTTTTGTTGCGCCCGTTGATGTTTCCCCAGTAAAGTTTCACCTCATCGGGCCGGTCGGCGGTGTTTGACCCTACATAGGTCTCTATCCGTTTGCTGAATAGTTCGATAACAGTGCCGAACCATCGCTCTATAGGTTTTGCCTGGCCTCTGTAAGCCTCGGCAAAGTGGATAGCCGTACCGCTTTCATAGGCAACGCCTGCCGCAAGATCCCAGAAGGCGCTGTCGTCTTTTATCTTCCGGCTTTTCCACGTGTCTCCGGCAAACCAGTAAGCTTTGAAGTCTTTTCCGTTATCAAGAATCAGGTTCTTGAAGGGGCCGTAATCCCGAAGGGTTGAATCCCATGCCCGGAGGATGGTCAGGGTTGATGGAATTACATCGATATGCCAGCCAGTTACGGTTCTGGAGCGCAGGTCTGCAAAGGCGGTGACCCAAGGGCGCATGATTTTTCCATCGTGCTTGATGACAAAGTCAAAATTGTGATGGTCGCCGTTACCCCAATCCATGGAATTAAAGAGGCTGTAATCCCTTTTTACATAGGGATCAAACTTGTCGTGATAGGCTTTTTCACCTTCACGGTAATACACTTTTACCGGACGGGGAATCTCGTTGGTAACATAGCGGTACACCATGTGATAGTTGATTTCCCTGTCTATAAGGTTAAGAAGGTCCCGCCAGACGGCTTTGCACTTCGGCTTGTTCTTGTCCAGATACAGAGCGCGGATAAGTTCTTTCTCTTCTTCGCTCATGGATGCCCCGTTTCCGCCCCGTTTTACCGGGTACTGGGGGGCCAGCCCGGCAAGGCCGTGCTGTTCATAGGTTTCAAGCCAGCGGTAAAAGCTCTGGTATGTGGTTACATTGCCGAATCCTCCCAGTTTCTCTTTCAGCTCCGGCACGGCCACCCCCGCCTGATAGGCGTTAATAAAATCCTCTACAGACAGCCCCGAACGTTCTCGGGCCATGATGACCTGTTGGCGAAGGGATGCTATATGCAGTCTGTGCTCGGGTATCTGATCCAGCGGCGCAGGCTTTTTTACTTTTGCGCCCCGCCCCGAATACATGGGCAGACAAACTTTCTTATCCGGGCGTTCCGGTACAGCCAGCTGAGCCCGCAGCCCGTCCAGGGATGTCTTCATGCTTAACGCATAGGCCAGCTGTACATCCTCGGGCAGATCGGCCAGGCGGTAGCGGTATTGCTTGCCGCCGTTATCGTTGAACATTCTTTTCGCCCATTTCTCTTTATCAGCTCTGCGCCTGATCGTTGTTTTATGTTTACCTGTAATTTCAGCAAGCTTTGAAGCCGAGACCCAATGTTCAATCATATCTCACTCTCTTCGCCGGTGAAGCTATGGTATGATGGATCAAAGGAGGTCTTTTTCATGGGTATATTTTCCGGCTTGTCAAGTGATGTCCGCGCAGCTCTTATATCTTCCGTTATTACCTTTACCGGCGTCATTATCAACATCCTGCTACTTCTCCTCAAAGACCGGTTCAATAGAAGCCATGCCGTGTTCAATGAGCTCAGGGATCATCGAATTGAAGCGCACAAGAATATTCACCGAGTGGTTACCAAAGCGCTCACGGATATTGAAACGGGCCTGGTCGAGGATTGTAAGGGTACGGCAGAAGCGATCCTTTCGCTCACCATAGACAAGGTTCTCCCAGAAGTCGCCGCTAACGGGCTCTGGGCCGACGAGCTTGTCATAGCTCGTGCTTACATCCTTACTGAAGCGGTCTCCAAGTTGATTAAAATCAAGCGAGGGCCGGTTACGCCAGACAATAAAAAAGAGATAGAGGTTAAATTTGGCAATATCTACCTTGCGCTTGCAGAAGCTTGCCGGAAAAAATCGGGCGTGTATTTTCTCAACAAGAAGATGAAAAAAATTACCAAGCAGACCAAAGAGATCGACAAGGAGGTCGAAAAGATGCTCGCCGAGCTTGAGGCCGCTAAGAAATACAAGAACTGATAGGGTAAACGCAACAAAGAGGGCTGCTGCCCCCCCAATGAGAGCCGTTAGTCCGATAGAGGTAGTCATCAAGAAGCCTCCTTTCCAAAGAGTTCTTCCCGGGTAGTTCCCAGGTATACGGCGATCTTGATTTCTATTCTTGGTATGCGGCGGCCGGGGATACCCCAGATGCACATGGATACGTGCTGTATGCGTTCGTCGATTTCCCAGGACATTTCGGTTATGGTCTTGCGCTTCTTGTTCAAGAGGTAGACGACCCGGGCGTGGCGGTCCCAGTCCTTTAAGTCCCAGTTATCTTTTTCCGGCTTGATTTTTCGCTTTATCTGATCCATACTTCAAAACGTCCCTTTGC